CCTCAGCAAAAGCAGTTGCAAGATTAACCTGCATACCCTGCTTATAAAGTTTAGCAACGTCAAGAATCTGGTCTACCTGGACTTCACCGAAGTCTGGTTGGAACTGCATTTCAAGACCGTTCATGGTGTAACCTACGTTTGTATAAGCAGCGTCATCAGCCAAGGTTTCCTTGTATGATTCACCGTTTACAAATGCCTCCAGTGTGCCTGGAGTTAGGGTTGTGTCTGCAACGAAAAGCGCTGCTGCTCCAACGATAATGTTGGTAGAACTTCCACGACTATATGCCATTTATTCACCTCTTCCTTAAAATAGATATTAAGTTGTTTTGGCGTTTTTTGTTTCCTCAGCCATAATTATAACATTGTTTTATATAACTATTTTATTTGCATCAGAGAGTCTTGTTTCTGGGGTCCAATCATGGTTTGTAAGGTCTTGGTCTTGGTGGTACTCAAAGTCAATGATAATCTTGTTACCGCCATAGGTACGGGCTGTGCCAAAGTCAATAATATCTCTGGTTTCTTCTAGTTGGTATACCTTAAAACTATGGAATAGGAACATATTGTCTACGGTGGTTCCATCGTCTAACTGTACCTTTCGGTTGGCACACCAGGCATTTAACTCTTCTGCAGACTCGTCTCCACGGTCAAGAAGCCTTAATACAGCCTCCTGTGTTTGTATCATGGTAGGAACTGAGTCTATTCCAAGACCATAAAAGTAATACAATATTTGTTCATTTTTTATATGTGGAAACTTACTTTTTTGCATTTTAACCAGTCTGTCCCAAGTACAGGCAACCGCATCGCTTACTGGCGTATTAACATTATTAAGCACCATCCATTTTTCTGTAAGGTCATCAATATTAAATGGTGATGGTGGAAAAAACGGGGTTACATATCCAAGGTCTTCACTTAGTTTTGATTGTAAATACTTATTAATCCATAATAATGGAGTATTTAATAAATCTGTATTAGCCATTTAGTAACCCCGCATTTGCTATCCACCTATATCCTACATCTCTTCCTTTTGATCTTCCAGATTTCTTTCCTGATGTAAGGTTCTTTTTATATAATATAGGGTTTTCTAAGTATTGTGATATACCGCTTGATCTTAAAAATGCTTGTGTAAAATACTTTGTAAAGAAGGAATCAATTACTTTTTCAAATGCTCCTGTTGTTGCGTCTCCGCCAGGATTATCTACATTCACACTATTTCTAGTAAACACTGTTTCTCCGCCTTCTTCAAATACAAGCACATCAGAATTTCTTGGTGTAATCGTTACTGGTATTCCCTCTTCCATTATTCTTGCCTTCTCATAAAAAGGTACGTTTGATCCATCTTTTAATGATGATGATTGTTTAAAGTTTGTTATAAATGATAGTCCTAGATTGTTTACTGTGTATTTTATATCGTATAGTCTTGCGTTTGGACTTCCCACTTGATACCATTCATATATATGGTTTAGTGCTTGTGGATTTACCCTTGCATTTGAGTCAATATATTTTTGCAACATTTCTGAAATATTTAAACCAAGATTGTGAAAAAACTCAACTTTTCCAATTTGAATTCCATCTAGATAACCAAAAGAGTATTCAACTATATTGTCCATATCTTTTCTAAACTGTCTGCTATTGATTGCTAGTTTCATTAGATATCTGATGCCTGATTCTCTGAACGGCGTACTACTAATGCAAAATATTCTGGATCTCCAAATGGTCCTATGATTGGTGATTGAGACTCAATCTCATATATTGTTGACTTTCCAGCCCTTGTTCCAGAAGTTTCTACGTATAGGGGGACATCATTTTTTGTTCTAATATTTGTAACGATAACATTTGTTATTGCATCTCCTACATTTTCTTCAGAAAAACGAATGTCCTTCTTTGTTCTTCCTACTAAGACTTTCTTTAATGTTATGTTTACATTTGTCTTTACTTCTTCATCTACCGTGCCATCTTTTGAAAAATTACAAACTACTGTCTTATTGAAGATCCAAGTCTTTTTAACATTTCCATAAGCACCCTGTTCAACTATTGGATAGTAAACATCTGCCTTCATTGGATACATGAAGTCTGTCTCTTCACATAAATCCATTACAACACCCAGGGCTTAGATATGTTATTTTTATATTTGTCTAAAATCTTATCTACTAAGATATTTCCAGTTCCATCAAGAAGTCTCTTGTCATATTCAATCTTAAACTGTTCAGTGCTATACATCTTGACATATCTCTTGTAGTAGTCTAGTTTTCCACACTTAATATCATTAATTAACATTTTTGCTGCGTCTTGAATATCATACGGAACAACCTTATGTCCAACCTCTAATAAGAAAATATAATCAGTTCCTTCTGGAAAAGCAACACCAGAACTGATGGTTTGAACGTTTCCACTATCTTCTGTATCAAACATAGAGATTGAATCAGAGTATGCTAGAGGAATTCTTGCTGGTTTTCTTTCTGCACGATTTAATGCATCTGTTAGTTCAATTGGATCCTTAGTTATAGCAGTTTTATCTTTAGTTATAAGATAGTTAAATTCTCCAATTGCTTTTGGCTCTTCTGATGAATCATATACAAGTGTTGCATTTTCATGTACCGTCAAGATTTTATGTGTTTTATCCCAAAGTGGTACATAGTCAGTTCCCTGTCCAACAACTTCTAGGTAAGATCTCTTATAATAAAATCCATCAGTAACCGAATCAATAATTGCCCTTGCAAGTTTTTCATGTTCTGTATATTCTGCTACTTCTGTAGGAGTTTTTCCTAGAGTTGCTGGATCTACATATGGTCTTGTTATGTCTAGATTGTCTTCTACTACTATGTCTCCACGAGTATTTTCAACTCCAGAAACCGTGACACTCTCATAAACTGTAACTGGGTATGACTTATCATACTGAGTATATTCTCCAGTTAGTTCGTATGTGATTACGGAGTTTTGATTTGACTGAAGGATGATCTCTGATTCTACTTGCTCTAGTAGGTCCTCAACTACAAGGATGTACTCTGTAGATGGTTCTGGTACTGTATAAGATACAGACAATGGGTATGGTGGCCTACGTAGTATTTCCATTATTTACCGTAATAACTCGCTAATTCTTCAGGTGTCGCAAGGCGTACCTGCTTACGTGTTAGCCACTTTTCTGAGGCTTCTTTAGTTACAATATTATACCCTGGTGTTAATTGTCCAACCTTTAACCAGTGCAAATTTTTACTTGAATATAATGCAACTTTTTCACTTACTTTGCTTGGTTCAACAACATCTTTTTTGGGATCTGGAATAAAACTTCCTATTGTCTCTAAGATTTGTAATTTTGTTGTTGCTCCATCTAGATTAATATTATTCTTTTTGGCATAGGACTTTAACTCAAAAACTGTTTTTCCAACTAATTCTTCAATTGTCATGATTGTATCCTCCTATGTTATTATACCAGAATGTGAAGAAGGAGGGCAGTTGTTACACCGCCCTCCTCATTCAATTATTTATGAGTATTACTCAGAAACGTTATCTGAGTCGCCATAAGCAACTGCATCTAACTCTTCCCATTGAAGACCAAAGCGGACGAATACTGTGTATTCAATTGTATCCTTCTTTGGCTTGTATTCACGGTTTACAGTAATATCACGCTGGAATCCCCATACACGGTTTGATGGGAATGTCAAGTCGACAAAGCCCTGTGGGTAGTAAGGAACTTCCATTACATCAATTCCTAGAACACGTGTTGTACGTGCTCCACCAATTGTCTGTGCATTTCCATCTAGGTATGTCTCACGACGTGCATCTGTACCGTTAAGACCTGCTGATGTTGAGAATGCTGATGCGATTGCATCTGCAAGAGTACCGTTGTTTGAAACAATACCCTGGAAAGCATCTGTACCAGCGTAGAACTTTAGGTTCGACTTAACTGCACGATACTTACGTGGCATTGCTAGAACGATCTCCTGCATTACTGCTGGAGTCCAAGCATCATTAGTGACAGTAACAACTGCCTCATGTGCATCGGTTGTTCCAACAACTGCGCTATTGCGCTCCTGGTTTACGAAACCATTCATGATTGACAAGAAGTCACCTGTGCGACCATCACCATTAATGGCAAGATCTTCAATATCGTTTGCGAATGCATTTGTCATCAAGCGAACTAGATGATCTTCAAGTGCTGCACCTTCAATATTGTCTTCTAGTGATTCTGTAGAAACTTCCCAATCAAGACGAATCTTCTTTGTAGTAAGTTCTACCTTTGTAAATGTTGCTCCAGCATTAGTGTAGTTTGGGCTACCCTGTGCTGCTGCACGAATTACACGCTCTCCAACGTTAACCTTTTCGATTTCCATTGTATTAGCACGCATCGTAACTCTACGACCATCCTTGGCGAGTACTGTTGCATCCCACACGTAGTCGATGAAGCGACGAGCCTGTTCTGGTGCAAGAATACCACCTGCGGTTCCAGTTGGGTTTACAGCATTTGCTCCAGATGTTACACCGAAGTTTGCTGTTGCTGTGTTACCGAGTTGTGATCCAACAGACGCTGCTGCTGAGTCTAAACCTGTAGCACTACCAACACCACCTGATACGAGTGCACCCTGGGAGTTAATTTCTGCTCCTGAGCCACCTGAACCTGGATAGTTCTTGGCTATATCTTTATCTTGTTCTGACATTATTTCACCTCCTAGTGAATATATTGTTAATTAAATAGGTCGGAATTTTTGAGGAAACGTCCGCCCCATAGGGATT